TTAAAATGAATGAAATATCAAAATCGGAGAATTTTTGATATTGAAAAAACCAAAACCAATAAAATCAGTATTTTCAGTATCTACAGAGATTTAAAAATTGAATTAGAATTAAAAAAATGAGAATAAAACAGGTCTATTGGTAACAAATTGGTAACAAAATAACAATAAAACATTGACAAAAATCTAATCATTATAATCCAGTTTTTTTATTTCTGTTAATAAATCTTCTGAATTATAATGAGTGTATATTCCATCTGTCACATCTTTTGATTTATGACCTACAATTTTTTTTAATTTACTTTCTGAAATTCCTAACTGCTGCATACGTGTAATAAAAGTATGTCGTGTTGAATGTCTGTTATGATTAAATCCCAGTTCTTCCTGTAACTGATAGTAACGTCTTTTAAAAGTGGCATCGCCGATTGCCTGTATTCCTTTAGGGCCTTCAAAAAGATAATTTTTATTCTCATTATAGTATCTTTCAATTATTTCCTTAATCTTAGGATGTATTGGAATTATTCTGTTTTTCCCTGCATTGGTTTTAACTCCTCCTGTCATATAATTTTCTTCCAGATATATATCAGTTATTTTTACTGTCCTGATTTCTGCAGATCTCATTCCTGTATATAATAAAATTAATACCATATCCGCTGTCTCTTTCAGCTTATGGTAATCAGTATTGGATATTTTTCTTATTGACTGTACAAGTTCATTATCAAATAGCGTACGTGCAAATTTATTTACTTCAATTTTACTTATATCAAGTGTCTGACTGATATCCCTGTCCACAATTTCATTTTTCAAAGCTATACTGTACAGGGATTTAAGTATTGTTTTGATAACCTTAGTTACTGCTTTTGTCTTTCCAGTAAATACGGACTGGTAATGTGAATATTTCAGTTCCCTTATTGCTCTATTTTCAAGATGTAGCAAATGATTTTCCCATGCTCTTGTATAAATCTGCAATGACTGAGGTGCTATTTCCTTAGATTTGTCGACTAACCACAATTCATACAAATCCCCAAGTGTAGTATTTTTTTCATCAATATTGAAAGGCTTGACCTTATACATAGATAAAGCGATTTCTGCATCTTCCGAAGTAGCATAATATCCTATGACAGGTCTTTTTACCGCACCGTCAATCTGAATTTCTGCAGGGCCTCTAACTATCCACGGCTTACTTCTATTGCCGCTTAATTTTGTGATACTTCCAGCTCCATTAAGCTTTCTAGTACGTCTCTTTTTTCTGCCCATAAAAAAATCACACTCCTATCTGTTGAAAATATTGTTTTTGTGTGATATACTCATACTGGTTAGATATTTATATATCACTTATATTTCAAGACTCTGTTGCCAGCAGGGTCTTTTTTTTTTGGTTTTTGTAATTTTTTTTATTTTTTTACACAACTTTTTATAGTTTTACTGTCTCAAGATTTTTATGAATTTTAATAAATTACCAATTAATTATTCTCATCATTCCATTTTTCTAAATGTTTTATCCAATATTTTTTTATATCAACGTTTTGTATTCGATTGATAATATCAGGCGGTAAGTTAGTAATTTTAATATAGCTATCTGATACATTAGCATTACTTTCTAAAAATACACGAATTTCATTCAACATACTGCTAACTAACACAGGATTGTCTAGAATAATAATGAGAGACAAGATCATAGAAAACAAATCATTTCTTCCAGTAATTTTATTTTTTTTAGTATCTTTCCATCTCATTAATGAGTAAGGATTTATTTTCATCAATTTGGTTTGCTGCAGTTCATATCTTCTATCAACTCGATATGTTATCACTTTGGCATTGTGAGCTATTTTATTTCTAAATTTTCTAATGATGCTAATTACATTTTTAAATAATCTAAAATAGTCTTCATCTTTAAAATCCTCGTGTCTAAAAAATCTTTCAATTAATTTTAATTTTGTTTCTTCTTTTAAGAATGTAAATAAATTTATACAATCATTAAACAGTACATTCTTAAATAAAATCCATGCTGGGACATGATTATGGTTTTCCCTATAGTACATTGTAGGATTATCAGATGTTTCTTTATACGCATTTTGGATATTTTGAATTGTCTCTTCAAATTTTTCATTTTGGTTATAAGCAATGAAGTTATCAGGATTTAAATAATCTTCAATGTCTACACCAAAATTTTCACAGAGTACATAAGCTAATTTAGTTTTAAATGAATTTTCAGCATAAACACTGTATTTAAAAAGAATACTTTGGAAATTCATATCAAATATTTTAAAATTGAATAAATCCATTAATGTTATATCATTTTCAAATATTCCATACTCATTTAAAAAACAATCTTTATAACCATTGATCAAATCATAGTATGATAAACTTTCTAATATTGTTTTTTCAAGTCTTGCATCTAAGTTAATTTTTAGTTTGTATTTATTTTTGAGTTTCTCTATTTGTTCTTCATATGTTAAAAAAGGTTTATCATATTCCATAAAATCTCCTTGAATAAAAAAAGTCTTACTATAATAATAGTAAGACCGATAGCCCATATAGGGCAAAGTTATCTTAGTTACTATTATAGTTTAAAAATAATTGTTTGTCAAGAATTAATCTAAAATTTTTACATTATCCCCTTTTTTTATAGGTGTTATGTCCTGATATTTTATATTAGAAAAATCCTCTTCCTTAACATTTAATTCCACTGCTCTTCTTTCTTTTCTTACGAGAGAAATAGGTTGAAATGGATTAACTTCATTAATTCTTATTTTCTTACAGATAGAAAAATTATCATATACTCTGGTAATTTCTAATTCTTCTTTTATAATTTCTATATTTCCAAGGGATTTTCCATCTAAATCCAAAATTTCATCTCCAGTTGTAGAAATCCTTACTTCTTGTCCTTCATATGCTCCGTCATTTGAACCATAATTAATAATTATATTGAATTTATTGATAATATTTATTACTTTATATTCCTTCTTATTCTTATCCAACCTGATCACTCCTTAAATTTTTCTTATTTTGATTCACAAGCTATACCGTCACCATCTCGATCGAGATTGGTACTATACCCTGGTTCTCCTCTTTTCATATCTGAATACCCTGCAGCTTTTGCGGCTTTACAACTTTTAAATTTAACAGTTGAATTTCCAGTTGTCTTTTTAACTTTTTTCTTTACTGCTCCTGCCATAGGCAATGCCAAAATAGCTCCTCCCAGTAGAATTGCCAATAATACTTTTTTGTTTCTCATAAACTTTCCTCCTATATATAAAATTTTTGTTACTGAATTATAATATGTATGACCAAACTTTTGACCAAATTTTATCAAATTCTTCTTCAGTAATATTGTATTTTTTCAATATTGTATTTTTTATATCTTCTTTTTCCTTTGTTTCATTTGAGCTAGGTTTAACTTTTCCCATTTTACTCTCATATTCTGTATATACTCCTATTTCTTTTTCTGTTAATGAGTTTTCATGTAATTTTATACTATCTACAGCAATAGTACCATCCTTGTATATTTCAGCATTCCCATTAGTAAGTTGAGAGATTTCATAAAATCGTTTATCACAATAAAATGATATCCAAAGTCCATTATAATTTTCTACATGTCCTACTAATTTAGGTATTATTTGACTATACATTTCCTCTTTAGTAATATTGCAAGGAATTAAAATACTTATATTTTTTTTCTGTATATTTGAATTTTTGTCTGGATAAACTTCTTTTAAAATTTCATATTTAATATCCTTAATATCTTGATTTTTAATATTGATTTGTTCAGTTTTTTTCTCTGTGCAATTGATATTTAAAATTAAAAATACTATTATTAATAAAAATTTTTTAATTCTCATTGTCTACTCCTCTATTTTATATCTTTATACCAAAAGCCTCTTTGTAAATTTCTATTCTTGCTTGTATTTCTTTTGTGTCGTTAAAAAACTTATACTTTTCAATTAATACTTGTGCATTCTTATAATACATATCTAAATTATAGACTAAAAAGTTTTTCAGTCTAATTTCCAATGCCATTTTACTTATTTCAAAAATATCTTGTAAATCTGAAAAAGAAGTCTTCTTTTCTATGCTATATATTAATGCTTCATCTGAAATCATGAAAAGAGAAGCTCCAATATCAGCCTTCACTTCCTGAATATTTTCTTCTTTGTTATATCCGTCTTCTTTTAATAAATCAAAGAAATTTTGGAAAGGGACATCAGGTTTTAAGTCAAATAGAGCATGATTTATTTCGTGCATTTGTGTGAAATTTTGCCTGCTTGGAATCATATTTGTATTATATCCAATAGCAACAGTATTATCTGAATAAATCATTGACCCTGCCATTTTATCTTTTGAAATATGATTAAATTCGAATCCTCCAAAAATAAAATTTTTTTCCTGTTCACAAAATTCTCTATAATGATACCATCTAAGCTGGTACTTCTTGATGAAAAAATATCTTGCTACTTCACTTATAAAATCGTTTAATTTTTCGAGAATACCGAAATACGATAATCTGTCAACAGGAATTCCTCTATAAATAATATAACCCACTGAAAACCTCCACATTTTTATTTCTTATTTTTTTCTTTTATTTTTTGCAGTAAAAAATCAGTGTATTTTTCTAAATCCTTTTTAAGTTCTTCTTTTTCATCTTCTGTTAATCCTTTAACATCTGCCCTATAAAATGTTAAGATGTCGGATTCTTGGGATTTAGCATGTGTTTGTTGTAAGTTATCTTCCCAGTCATATTTAACACCAGCTTGATATTTATTTTTAATATCACTTCTTCCCATTAAATAGTCCATATCGACATTAAAGAAATCACATATTTCTTGCAATGCCTTGGGTCTTGGAACACGTTCACCACGTTCCCACATACTTATTGTACTGAGACCTACATTAAATATTTTAGCCATTTTTTCTTGTGTCAATGAATTTTCAGTCCTTAGGCTAAGAATTCTATCTTTTATATCAGCCATACTTTTCACCTCTTTATGATATTATACACTATTCGTGTAAAAAATCAAGTAAAATTTATTCACAAAAAGTGTTGACACAAATTTAAAGATGTGATATTATAAATTAACTTCACTTAAAGTGAAAAAAATGGAGGTGATAAAAATGACAATAGGTGAAAAATTAAAAAAATTAAGAGGAAAAAAAACACAAGTAGAAATTTCAAAAGAACTTGGAGTACTCCCAAGTACTTATTCAAACTATGAGAATGATTACAGAGTTCCTAACGATGAAATAAAAAAGAGAATAGCAGTGTATTATAAAAAGACAGTAGATGAAATTTTTTTTTAAACATAAACTTCACTAAAAGTGAAATGAAGGAGGTAATAAAAATAAGAACGAAGTTTTATAGAAATTATATTAGCAAGAGAAGATATTCAAAAAAATATGCTGCTAAAAAGATTGTGAATGAAATGATTAAATTGTTAAAAAAAAGACCACACAGAGATATTACTTTTTAAACTTATATTTTAATATCAGATATTGATTTTAAGATACTGTTAAAAATTTCTTCAGTAGTATTATCAGGAAGAATGGCTTTTAATTCTTCTGATAAAAATTTTTTGTCTTTGAGCAAATTTTGAGCCTTTAAATTTACTTCGTCTTTAGGAATGATGTTATTATCAAATATAACTCCTGCAAGAGCCTTGATTTTAACTTCTTTATAAATATTTTCAAGTATTAAATTTGTAATTATTTCGTCCATGTTATACCTCTACTTTCCTCTCTGTGTAGTATTAAGTATAACATAGTTTTAATAACGGGTAAACTGGAAACATTTGGGTTTCAGATTCTGAAAAGTTGAAATCCATAATAAGACACCTCCTTTCATATAAGATGTGTGGCAACATTATTATACCTCGAAAGGAAAATAAAAAAGGAGTGATGAAAATGAACGCAAACGTGCCATTAGAATTAGTGGCTGAAAAAATAGGGGAATGCGTAGATTTCGTAAGGATAAATCTACAACAAGGAACAATGCTGGTAGATGGACTACCAATAGGATATGCATATAAGAAGAGAGAAGAAAATAAAAATTATTCTTATGTTGTAGATCCGATAAGATTTACAAAATATTTAAAGCAGCTAGAAGAAGCAAATAAAATATTATATGGAGACTAGGAGCGGTATTATGGTTAAAGATTATAAGTATATTCACAACAAAGAATGTCTTTTAAAAGACTGGGGAAAAAGCATGAGATTTGGAAAATACTTCGTCGAGTGGTATGACGAAGAGGATGAAGATGCATCAGAAATATTTGAAACTGAAAATGAGATGTCTGATTATCTTAGAAAAAATGGAATAAAAGAATAAATAGGAGGAAAAATGGAAAAAATCAATCAGGACAAATTTTATAAGATGACAATTGAAGAAATGAAAAAAGTAGCAGAAGAAGTAATGAAGGAAAAATACAATTTAAAAAATGATTTACTGATGACTGGATGGGCTTTCAAAATAAATGAACTTATAAATAATATACAAAATTCTGAATTAAAAGAAAAACTTGATAGAGAATGTCAAGAAATCTGGGATAAGTGGTTTGCAAAAGTGAAGACAGAACAGCTAAATAAAGAAAAGCTTGCAATATTAGAAGCTTTACTTGGAGTAGTTTTAAAAAATTAGGAGGGATAGAAAATGACAACTAAAACTAAAAAAACATTAGTATGGTATGGGGTATTTATAACAGCTCTGATACTGAATCAAACAAAATCATTCAAAGAAGATCTTGTTGTAATGGGAGTTGTTTACAGTCTTTGGATAATACTTATAGCAGTTACTTATATGTACTTCAAGGAGACAAAATGGGAATAAAAAAAGCCGTTGCTGGAACAACGACTATAAAATTCTAAATTTAATAAATTATAACATAGGACGATAAAAATGAAAAGCTTAATTTTAGATTATGATTATGCATCTGTGGAATATATAATGATAAAAGAATTCCAAATTAAATATCCTTATATTTTCATAGATGGAAAAAAGATAAATCTATGTGATGTAAAATTTGTGAAATATAAAAATTACATTGCATGGAAAAACAGGAGGAAAAAATAAATGTGGACTTATAATGAAAAACATTTAAGAGAGAAAAAAGTTCCAGGTGTAGCAATTAGAGAGAGCGGATGTTATACCTGTAAGATTGAAAAAGCGGAACTGCTAAAATCTACTGTAAATAAATCAGAGGGAGTGGCACTGTATTTGAGGGCAGTGGATGAAGAAAAGATTGCTAGAATAACACTGTTTTATAAAAGTAGAAAGGGAGTAGAACTGGATTTTATTTCAAAGGAATTGAATCAGTTGGCGTATTTACTCAAAATTAAGCATGAAAATATGAAATCAGAACTAAATGAAGAAGGGAAGGAAATCTTCCCTATGTTAGAAAATCGTACAATTGGAGTATTTTTATCTTATTTAGGTACAAAAGAAAAAATTGATGAGACAACAGGAGAAATAAATTATTTTGAAAACTATATAGTGAAAGGTTTTTATCATTCAAAAAGCAAAAAAACTACACAGGAAATTATAGAAAAAGTGGAAGTTCCAGAAGCGTTTGAGAAATTTGAAAAAACTTTTAACTTAGAAAATAAAAATAGGGAAAAGAGAGAAAAAGAAGAAAGAAAAACAGATAGAATACAAAATACTATGGAAGATGAATATTTTCCATTTTAGAGGGAGAAAAAATGAAAGTGATAATATTTGATACGGAGACAAATGGATTGAATGACTGTTCAGTTTTATCGATCTCAGCAATAAAAATTGATGTTGATTTAAAAATAAACTCTTATAAAGAAATTGAAAGGTTTGATAGGTTTTATTTTAGAAATGAAGGTGAAGAAATAAATGCAGATGCAATTGCTATAAATGGTCTTTCAGACGAGGAAATTCTAAAGCGTAGAACTGATTCCAATGCAAAATACTCAAAATATTTTGAAAAAGATAAAGATTTCATAGAATTCTGTAAGGACACAAAGCATTTTGTAGCACATAATATTTCCTTTGATAGAAAATTTATTCCTTTTGAACTGGAACATCAGTTTTGCACAAAGGAAAGTAATGTTGAAATTTTGAAAATACCAGGAAAAAATGGAAAATATAAATGGCCAAGACTTAATGAAGCAGCTAAATTTTATGGGATAGAACTTGATGAAAATAGATGGCATGGATCCGAATATGATACAGAAATCTGTAAAAAAATATTTGTAGCCATGTTTGAAAATGAAGAAACAACTGAAATCGTAAGAGAATTTTTAGAAGGTGAGAAAAATGAGAGTTAAAATCGACAGTATTGAACAAAGTAACTTTTATAAAATGCCTAAAAAAATATATGAATATGATTTAAAACCGGTTGACAGAGAACTATATATGTTGTGTTTAGAAAATTGGAGATTGTCAATTGCTAATAACTGGGTAAATGAAGATGGTGAGATATATTTTTATGCAACACAGGAAATACTGGCTAAAAAAATGAATCTTGATAAAAAATCTGTCATGAGATCGTTTAAAAAACTTGTTGAAATTGGAATATTACAAGTTGAAAAAGAAAATGGCTTTTCAAATAAATATTTTTTAACTGATCTCAACATTGAAAACCAATACCAAAAAGGTACTGGTACCAGTACCAAAATGTCACTACCCC